ATAGATCCACTTCCAGCTATCTTTCTTCCAATAAGACCACTAATAGCAGGAGCGATTTCATTCATAATGTTCTTAGAAAACGAACGTATAGAATCAGTAGAAAGTGGAGAACTTGTAGTCTCGGTCCAGGCTGTAAAAGCTGATGTTGGTATATACTCCACACTATAAACTACTTCTATACGGTAAGTATCAGTGTTGGAAATACCATTCAATAAAACTATCAAAGGACTTCTAACGGCATTGTTAGTAATTTCTGTGCTAACGATCGAGCTAGTAGATCCAGCCATACCGAGCCAACCTGGTTTAAATATATAATCCGCTGGATCAAGAGGTAACCATACTAAATCAGTACCTGTTTAATCGAGACATGATAAAGCAACTTCATAAGAAGTAGGTAACTATCTTAAAGCTTCGACGGTAGGTATCTGAAAGCTATAAGATGAACTTGATGATATTCCGCTTGTATTTTGTATACTTTAGTGCACTCCAGGTAATATACCAGCTGTTAACATACCTGCCTTAACAGTAATGTTAGCACTAGGTATAATACGAATCCCGCACCTTACTACTCGAGCAGAAGTCCACCTTTCTCCAGAGCTTACAAATGCATTTGCGCTCCATAAATTGACTGGATTAGATGCAACTGTACCACCTCCTGCTAATGGATTAACATAATTAGTTCCCACTGTACCCACAGGATTCCACGGAATGGAAGTTTCTGTGGTATACATATTTAACCATGATGGAGAATTCGCGTTAATTTATTAACCAAACCACCACGGAAATAAGACAATTTTCCCACTAGATGATCCAGGAGTCCAATCTGTCTCAAATTTGTAATCCATTAAAGCTGTAGCTAAATAAAAATCACTTGGAGCTCTACATGCTTAAGTTGAAAACGGATTCAATATTTGTTCGAAATACTTAATTTTGGATGTTCCTTCTTATTTTTTCTTAGCATATGCTAATTAGTAACTTGTATCATTCACTTTACTCTTCCTTTTGGATGATTTAAATTGTAAAGTTGATTGCATTCCTATAGTTATTAAGTACTCTTTCCCTTTCTTAAGTTTAACTCTTTCAAGATCGCCTAAATTCTAAGTTTTCTTTTTCTTGTTTTACTATGCAATTCTAGGGAATAATTTTTTCGGATCGAATTACATTGCAGCTTGGTAGTAAATAGAACCAGGTTTACGATCTTTAAAGCTCTTTATTTCTTTAATAACCGCTTACTAGTATGCTTAGATAGTATCAAACTTTCGCAACTTTAATTCTTTTTTAACTTGTTTATAAACGTCTACTATACGCTATCGTTTTAAGTTTTATCCATTAATTTAATTCTTGGATTTTTGTTCCTTAATGTTTTCCATTCCAATTTAAATTTCGAGGGCTTTTCTCGGTTATTCAACACTCCCTTCAGTGTTGAAACCACAAATCTCTTCCAACGAATCAAGATCAGAGACGACATCTTTACCGACATTATTATTTGTATTAGTAACTGGTAGTTATAAAGCATGGGCTAGTTAAGCCGTGCTAGAATGTAATTAACCTGTATAACGTTTTACATTATAATATAGTTAATACATTACAGAAGGTGAGGTATAAAAATAACCCTTTGTCCCTTCAGTTACTTACTCATTAAGGAATTGTCGATAATTTTAATACATATTATTTTGTAAACAATAAAAATCATAATTGTATTAGTCATTTTGTTTCCCTTTCGTCTCGTATAATCTTAAAAGTTCTCTTGCCCAATATGCCGTATGTGTAGATCTTAGCACCTTATAAACCAATTCTAAATCATCGTTCGGTTTGATGTTTTATTTCGATAATCTATGTAAAATTTCTTATCCATGGTCCAAAGTTCCTAACTCTGCTGCCACTGAATTGGCCAATGCTTATTATAACATTTATTTTGGCATTTTCGAATCTGAAAGAGTTTAAATATGTAAAACTCTTTCATGCTATCTATATAATCCGGATAAATCTAATTATTAATTATAAACTCCTCTTTTAGATAAAAACTCGTAAGTGAATGGAGGGTACAATTTAACTTCTTTTACATACTGTCCTAATCCGTGTTCTCCCTCTCCGGTTTGTGAGAAATAATTTCTCCAAACTTAATCAAATTAACGATAACCATCTTAATCAGAAATAATTAGAACATCATCTCCGGCAGCTATAGGGAAAGCATTAATTTAATTCTCGACCAATATAAATTAAACATACTCAAGCGATCGCATAGTGTTACACGTAGTTGTAAATGAGTTCCCAGAATACATAGTCCCAATGACATTTATCGTTGCATTTTTAAAGCCTTATCCTAAACGTACGTGAACCTTGATTGATCTTGATAATAAATTTTTCTTAGCTTAATTCTTAAAAATATAAGGTACATCGACTCTATCTAAATATCTATTCGTACTAATTATATAGTGGTCAACAGCTCTGACTAAGCTTAAATGTTAATGTGCGTCAAAAGATGATCCGTCCAGACCAAAAAATACTGGATATTTAAAACGAGCTGCGATCTTGTTGACTAATGTTGATATCTATTCAGGGTTTTTTGAAAAACCACAATTATCACCGAAAGATTATAGCATATCTTTTTTCATTTAATAAGCTGCTGCTCCTCCAATAAGAGTAACATTGCTTGGTGGGCTGAAAATGAATCTAGGTGGTTTAGAAGTTAATTTATTGTCAAAATCTTTCAGAGTCCATTCTCTACTCTTAGCAAAACATTCCCATTTATTATGTGCCTTTAACATCAACATATGTTACAATTTCATTCGGTATAGCTTAGCTTAAGCTGAATCTTAACTCCTAACGTGTTCTAAATAATCTTCCAAGAAAATTAATCCGTTTTAAGGCTTAAGTTTTGATGTAAAAGAATATGGACTTCTAAGATAATTTTTAAATCGATTCAACACTCCTTACTCTGGTATAGTTTTGGCGCCACCTTATCTCTTTATAACAGCCGCTAGAACATTAATAGGACAAGTGCTATAAGATTATAAGCATTAAGTTACTTTTTATTAAAACATTTTATCTAGTAAAGGTTTTTTAAAATTGTACTTTGGATGATCTATACATTTACATCTCATTTATAATATATTAATATCAAGCGAGCTAATACCACTATTAAATTGAATTGTATGTGATTAACTGATATCTTTTTGCTACAAGCTGTAATGACCTAAGAATTATATACTTTTTGGAATATCTAAAGTTTTCACTGAGTTTGCTTACTCAATTTCACATCCTCTAATAGTCACAAATTACTATTATAAAACTTATTAAAC